CTTTTGGTCGCCAGCGCGCCGAGACCGAGGCTGGTGCGCGCACCCGCGGGCGTATCGGCGCCTGTGCCGCCCGAGGCGATGGGGAGCGGCAGATCGATGGTGTTGGCCGCCGCCTCGGCACGGTCCGCGTCAGCTGCGGCCGCGGCGGCCGAAGCCGCGGCATCCGCGACTTTCTGATCGAGCTCGGCCCGGCTCGCCGCGATCTCGGCCTCGTTGTCGGTGATGGTTTTGGCCACCGTCTTGACCGGCCCGTTGTCGGTCGGGACGGTGCTCGCGCCATCGCCGTGCACGATGTCGTGCAGCTTCTGCGCCGCCGCGGACGCTTTGGACACCGCCGCTTGAAGATCCGTCTGGAGCGTCATGATCGATCTATCGCCCGATCACCACACGTATGGCCCGGGTAGCTGGACGTGATTGAGTGCATGAAGCGCATCGATATCGCGGAACAGCAGAGCGAGATCGCTGTCTAGGGCCACGGCGAGCGCGTCCTCGGTCAGCACCGGGCGCTCGCGGATCTCCAGCTCCGACGTGACCTCCCACAGCAGCGCGTTCTTGAGCCGTGACTCAAACTGCCGCGTAAACCGCGCCTCATGCGCGACGAGGCCGAGGCCGCCCAAGAGATCGATCTCGAACCACTCGGCACCTTCCTTAGCCTGCCAGCGGTACCAGGCCTCGAACAGCGCGAACTGCTCGCGGCGAAATACCCATCGGACGCCGATCCGGCTCGGCACCTGCGTGAAGCGTCGGCGTTGCCGCGCTGGCCCCGCTTCCATCTCGGTGCGGAGAATCGCCTCGCCCGGATTGACGCCATAGCCCTCGACCGATGGCAGCGGTAGGGTCGCGGGCCACTCAGTGCTCACGGCGCGGCATACCGATCATGACCAAAACGAATTGCACCGCGCACGTGAAGGCTGACATGATTCTCTCGCCCTCACGGCCACCTCCCTCCCGCGCAGGGCAATCGAGGCTCCATATCAGCCTCCGAGGGCCCGCACGAAAGTCCGGGCCCTCGTGTTCGAAGGAAGCACCGCCTTCGGAACGAAGCACTGTTCTCGTGTCAGCGATAGCTGCCGGCCGCCGGATTGAGCCCGTACCGGCGCTCCAGCGTCGGCGCCAATCCTTCGCCGCGTCCGATGTTGCGCGCGAGCCGTCCTTCGACCTGCTCGACGACGATGTCGAGCTTCAACCCGTCCGGCTCGCGGCGGAGATCAGCCCGCGCGTCAGTTCCAGGTGCGCGGTTTTCGACATTGACGACGAGGTTCATCTCCGGGGCGCGGGACACGGCGGCGCCCAGCGCACGTAATTGCCCGGGCGTGAACACCGCTTCGCCCCGCTGCAGAATCGCCGGCGTTTCGCCGGGCACGATCCCGCCGCGATGGAAACGCGACGCGCCGGCGAAGGCGCTGTCAGCGACGGCGCGCATCGCGAGCCGATCGGCGCCCACCACGCCGCCGCTGTGAATGACCGGCACCAGCGTTCCGCCCGGACCGGGCACAACCGAAGAGCCCGCGAGGCTGCCGGCGCTCGGCCCGGTACTGCCGAACAGGCCGAACAGCGACGAGCCGAGATTGCCCAGCAGATTTTCGAGCAGGTTGCCAAGCGGCTTCGCGAACGCGATGCGATAGGCGGCGCGCAGCGCCTCCTCGGCCAGCGTGTTGAATAGATCGCGCCCGGAGAGCTTGCCCGTCGTTGCCCATTGCACGAACGCATCCTCGCCGGCGCGCAGCGCCCGCGTCATCGCCTGCTCGGCGGATTTAGCCGCGTTCGACGATTCGTCCACATACTCCCGGAGCGCCCGGATGGCGCCGTCTCGCCAGTCGCGTGACGCGGCGAGCTTCTCCTTCTCGGCCCGCTCCATCGCCTTGGAATAGGTCTCGGCGCTGATCGCACCCTCGGATTGGAGGCGGCTGAGCTTGGCCACTTCGAGCGCGAACTTCTCGGTGGCCGTGCCATGCGCTTCCGTGAGCCGCCGGCCTTCCTCCATCGCCTTGTTGCGCTTCTCGAGCCGGTCCTTCTCGTCGAATAGGGCGCCGGCCAGCCGCTCCGTTTGCGCGACGATGGCCGGCGAGGCGCCTTTCGACAGCCGCGCAATCGCCTGGTCGATGAAGGCTTGGCGCTTGTCCGTGGTCTCCAGGATCTGACGCTGCAGATCCGACAGCACCTTGGCGTCGGCTTCGGTCAACCGCGCCGCGGCCTCGCGCGCGGGCTTCTCGATCGCCGCAATTCGCCGCCGCGCCAACTCCTCGGCCCGGCGAATGGCGGCGTCGACCTCGCCGGCATTCTTGCCGTCGGGCGCCCGCAGGGCCTCGAGACGTTTCTTGGTTTCGGCGAGCTCGCGATTCACCGCCGCGATCCGCTCCGCCGGGCTGTCGGCAATCTTCTCGATCGCACTGTCGATGGTCTTGCGCTGGTTGGCGAGCGCCTCCGCCCGGCGCTCGGCCTCGGCGGCGCGCCTGCCTTCGTCCGCTTTCCGGCGCTCCGCCACGAGCTTGTCGACCTCCGCCCGCGAGCGCTCGATCAGCGCGTCAACCTCGCGCCGGTACCGGTCGAGGATGGGGAGGCGCGTCGCGATCTCCGGGTCCTTGTCGGTCAAGCCTTCGCGCCGCAGCCGGTTGATCTCGTCTTCGAGACGGATCGAGCGCCGGGTCGCTTCCACGATCTGGCGGTCCAGCGGCTTTTCCTCCAGCAGGATCTTGGCCCCTTCGAGGGCGCGGGCCAGCAAATCCAGCGCACCCTCGGCGGACTTGGCGACCGCGGGCGTCCGTCCGATCTCCTTCAACAGGTCGCTCCACGCGACCGAGAGCCGGTGCGCGGCACCGGTCACGCCTTGCGTCTCCGCCTCACCCGCACCGCCTACCTGCTTTTCGAGGGCGTCGAGAATGACCTTTTGCGCCTCGGCCACCTGGCCGGTCTCGACCAGGGCCTTGATGGTCTCCCGCTGGCTCGCCGTGAAGCTCACGCCGACTCGGCGAAGCGCAGATATACCCTCGACCGGCTCCTCGAGCGCCTTGCCGAGCTGCAGGGCGGCAGATTTGAGGTCCTGGCCGAACACCGCCGAGAGATCCTGCGCGAGCTTCAATGCCCGCGTCAGCGTCTCGCCCGACACCGACCGGAAGGTCGCCAGGATCGCGGCCGCGTCCTGCGCCGTCTCCGCCGATACCAGCATGGATTTTTCCATGCGATCGGCGAACGCCGCGATTTCCGACTGCGTCAATCCCGCCGAATATCCCGTGGCCCGCAGCACCGCTTCGAGACGCCGCAAGGACCGCTCCGCCTCTTCGGCTTCGCGGATCCCCTTGATCAGCACCGTCCCCAAGCCGCCGATGGCGGCGCCCGCGGCCAACCCGGCCGGGCCGAGCCGCCCTAGCGCCGTGCCCAGCGGACCAAGCCGTGCCGTAGCACCCTCGAGCTGACCGCGGAGATCGCCGGCCGCGGCGTTCACCGCTTCGAGCCCCCGCGACGCCGGGCGCGCCGCCGCTTCCACGCGCTTCAACGACTGCTCGCCACTCTCGCCCACATCGCGCAGCTCGGCCTTCACCTTCCCGCCGTCGATGACGGCGAGGCGGATCGAGAAGTTGCGTTCGGCCATGGTGGCGAAGGGTCAGGGTTGCGATTGGGGCAGAGACTGCGTCAGCCGTCGATTGATGCCTTCGATTACACCGGCTTCCGCGGCCGGCATGAGCTCGGCCAGCGCCACCGGGTCGTAGCCCAGCGCGTCGCCGACGCGGAGACAGGCCACAAGATCGAGTCCGAGAGCCGCACCCGGAACGGCGCGCAGCTGGCTCGCCGTCTTCAAGGTCACGTCCCAGGCCTGCCAGCCTTCGAGCGACACCGGCCGATTCAGCTGGTCTGGACACGCATCGCACGCGCTGGGACAGGCCGCGCAGTATTCCGGCCCGCCGCCGAAGTGCCAGCGGCAGCGGGCCATCAGGCGTTTTTTTCCGAGTCCAGCAGGAGCGCGGGGGCGAGATAGAGACGCTCGAATGCTTCTGCCATCGGCCAGAGGGAGAGCAGGGCTTCGACGCCCTCGGGTGTGAGCGGCGCGGCGTTGCCGGTTTCGTCGCCGACGCCCTCCCACTCGATGGCGGCGAAGCGGGCCAGCGCCGCGAGGAGCGCAGCGGTGCGCGCGCCGACCGCACGCTCCGCCTCGACGATGTCGACCTTCGCCGCCGCGGCACGCGCCGCCATCATCAGCGCGGTCGTGCACGGCCGGACCTTGAGGCGGACGCCATGATCGAGATCGAGCCAGAACGGATCGCGTTTGAGATCGAGGCGCAGCATCAGTAACTCACCACGTCGTTCATGAGGGTTGCGGTCAACATGCGCCCGGCGACGTCGTTTCTGGCGCCGCGGAACTCGAAGGTCGCCTGGATACCGGCCGGCCCCTCGATCGCGAGACCCGGCCGCGACAGATACGCTTCGTGCACCGTGAACAGCAGCTTGGTGTTGACGTCGCGCACATAGCCGAATGTCAATTCGAGCGGCGTCGCGTTGCGCGCCGCATCGAACAGCGCGGTGCCGTCGAAGCGCACCACGATCGAGCCGGTACACGCCGCCAAGGTCGGCTCGACGCCGTCGATGAGGCCGTCCGAGCGGATCGTCTCGATGCGGTCGAGCCCGTTTCGATAGGCCAATTCCGCCGAGACCACGCGGCCGAGCAGGGCGCCGTCCTTTTTGACCTCACCCTGGAAGGGACCGAAGCGCAGCGGAGTATAAAGGTCCGGGTTGGCATCGCGGACGGCGCCATCCACCGTCTCGCCCTGGGCAACGCAGGCCAGAGTTGCCGAGGGCAGGTTCTCGCGTTCGAGCCGGATCGTGGCGCTGTCGATCCGCAGCCCACTATGGGTCCGGTACAGCGGCACATCGGGATTGATCGCCTGGATGCTGAGGCTCGGCAGCGCCTGGGCGCCGGATATAAAGGTGTGAGTATAAGGTCCGGCGCCGGCCGTTGTGGGCGGCCCGAGCAGTCCCTTCAACCAGAATCCGGTCGACCGGGCGTCCATCGGGACGGCGATCTCGCCGTCGACGGTGATGGCGCCGAGCACCGGCGGCGCCGGATCGCGGCCGGTGCCCAAGAGATCGTTGTCGAGCAGGTTCTGCCGGGCGCTCGCGCCGTAGCGCGCGAGCTGAACCTGCCGGTAATCCGCCGCCGGCGGCGTGCCATAGGCAGCCTCGTAGGCGGCGAGGAACTTCGCGTTCGCGCCGAAGCCGAGCGCCATCGATCACTCCAAAGCTTAGGAAAGTGGGGAAGGGGTCTCGTAGTGCAGGATCACTGGTACGACCGCGCCCTTGATCGGAGCCGCGCCCTCGATTGGCACGATCTCGAAGCTGGGCCCGCCGATGTCGAGCCAATCCACGAGCCCACCGAGAGTGCGATCCGCTTCGAGCATCGCGCCGATCGTGATCAGGAGGGCATCGAGC